TGATGCTCATACTTGTCTGGTCTCTTTAGTTTCATTTCAAATATCTGTTCTAAGAATGAATCAGATAAGTTTTCTTTATTGTCTTTATAACTTGTATGTATGTAAGTGGTCTTATTAGAAGAACCATTCCATCCTGAGTTTACTGCTGTACTTTGAAAGAATCTTTGATATATCCAATGTTCTTTAGTTGTAGGATTTAATATTAGTATACATCTATTCTGTTTAGTTTGTGACCTTACAGAGAAATCAATCTTATCAAATGTAGATTCATCTGTTAGCTCTTCTGCTTCATCAATAACAAACGTTGTAACGCCATTTAGAGACTTCAGGGCGGCTGTTTGGTTACCACTTGATGTTCTGATACCTTTGAAGATTATTGAGCTTCCTGTGGTCATATTTATGATTTCATCTTTAGTAATCCTAAAGTGTTCATTGACACCCATTAAATCTATCTTCTCAATAAATTCAGGAATAATAGAGGTTTGTGCTGATATCATAGTGTACCTAGTAAACAAAACTTTATGTCCTTGTTCATAGGTTAATGATAAAAGGAATACAGCTACACCAAATGATTTACCAGAACCTCTACCTCCAGTACATACAAAGTATCTACTCTTTTCTGTAAACAGAGGACTATATTTATCGTTTAACTTTAGGTTATTCATCATTCAATTCATCCATATCTACTTCTTCTGATTCTATATCTATTGTATCTTCTAACTTCTCTACTTGATTATGTGAAGCGTAGAAATTAATTACAGGTACATCTAACTTCTTATTAGTATTGCCTTCATTGCCATCCTGAGGTTTACCATATCTATATTGCCATAACAAATTCATATGTGCAAAAGAATCCTTTGCTTGTTCTGCTAATGCTTTCCAAGCTTCTTCTTCACTACCAAAAACATCTTTCATTGCATTTAAAGCATAGACAGATATTCTCTCTTTTTTAGCTGGTGTTAATTGTGAAGCTGATTTAATCAACTGTTTCTTTGGCCCATACTTATCTCCTTTCTTTCTACCATTATTCTTTCTGCCATCATTAGGTTTTATGTATGATGAGTTTTGTTTTGCTCTTCCCATCTGTTATATAATTTTGTAAATAGTTTCCATATTTCTATACTAACTTCTTTCTTAGAATAAATCTCTTTTGTTACTGCTTTCTTCTCTCCAAGTTCTATTCCAATTTTGCATTTAGTTCCTTTATTGTTTAAGGGTATAATGTATATTCTATATCCTCTTTCTATACACCAGCTCTGAGCCTTAAGATTGTACAGTATCTCTCTCATGAAATGCCTTAGCAACTTTAACAATAACATCTAGCTTATCATAAACATCATTAATCTTTTGTTTTGGTATCTCATTATACAAATCAATAAACCTTCTGTCGAGTAAACTTTCACTATCCTTTACATCTTTAATCTTATCCCTTAATTCAATATTCTCTTTTAACAATCTGGAATAGTTTTCAAATATACTTTCAGCATCGTGATTGTTAGAATATCTATAATCTTCATAAAGGTCTTGCAAGTGACCATCGTATTGCATGACTAAAGGAAACACATTATTAATACCATGAATCACTGTAGCGTGGTCAACATTAACACTAGCTCCTATATCAGTTAAACTGAGTCTAGTGTATTCTTTACATAACTTAAAGTATACTGCTCTTGCATATACATTACTTCTTTTTCTACTTCTGAAACTTAAGTCTATTCCTAAACAAGTTTCCATATAATTTCTAATCTGTTTCGTTTGTAGTGTACTATTTAAATCCATTATCCTTTTCTTAATTGATTAATACATACAGCTAATCGCTGTTCTCTTAGTGGGTACTCTTGCTTCATAGTTGCATCTGTCATACATCTGCTTACAAAAGCATCTTCATTCTCTTGTGGTCTCTTCTTTGGTATTGGCATAATTTAATTTTATTTCTTGTTTATTTAATTTATCACTCATTAATGTTAAAAGCATAAAACTCATATGGTCTATTGCTTTTTGTATTCCTGCACATTCCCAGTATAATTCTTGATTAGCATATTCTTTTAGTAAGTTTCTTAAATCATCTATAGACATACCTTCTTCCAAATCATACATCGCAAGGTTAAAGTATTCTTCTTTAATATTCTTTCCCTTATAATGTTTCATGTGTTACATAATTATCCAGATTAGGTATTTCATCTTGAAAGAAATACTTGTACTGTTCTATTGCTCTATCTAATTTCTGCAATCCAGTTCTCATAAATTCATCTGAACAATCACATATCATTATGTCTTTTGTATCTTTATCTACGACAACAAATATAAAAGCATCTGCATCAAACATCTTTGTATATAAGGCGGCTTGTAGGTCATAAGAAAAATGTTTTGCACTCCATCTAAATTTACTTATGTCTCCTGTTGTTTTTAAATCTATTATTACATTTCCATTCAATATATCTGCCTTACCCCTAAAAGGTAATCCATCTATCATAGAAGCTTGAGGCACTTCAAACTCAGCACCTTGTAATAAATTAGTTACCTCTCTACATTTAAGAACTGAGTTAGCAATAGCATTAGCATTATTAAATTCACTTCTTGTATATACATTCTCTGAGCCTAATTCCAATACAGCTTGTTTAAATGCTTTAGTAGCTTTAGAACCATCAACTATAGTTAAATCTTTTACTTTATGTGGTTCAAGCACAGATAAATGTACAAGCCTACCATCTCTAAGTGGTTGAGCATTAGAATTGATATTAAGCGATTTAAGGTATGCTTTAGGGCTTTGTAGTAGTTTCTTAGCTGAAGAAGAAGATAATGCGTTAGAGCCTAAGTAACCATAATAGAATTCATCATCATACATCCTTTCTATAAGGTCTACATAGTTCCATTGTTTGTTATCAAATGTTGTTATCATAATTTTAATTTTTAACTAATATACAAATTTGTTAATTAAATGTTGTTAAAAGCTTGTTAAACTTTATGTTCCTTTTCAATCTCCTTCTGTAGATTAGCTAATGCTCTCCAAGCAACTTTAGCTGAATGTCTTATACCATCTGAGTCTATTGTTCCAGCTTCAAGTAAATGTCTAGCAAGTGCATCTAATTCATCTCCAGATTTACTTCTATCCCAATGTAAAGGCTTATCTGGATTATGCTGATAGTTCCCTGCATAACTACATTTAGCTACTTCTCTGATTGCATCAGGAAAGTAATTCAGTACTCCTGAGTAAACAGGTATTTTCTTTCTTTCTGTCATTATATATATAATTTACGTTAACATTATAAGAAGAAGAACAAGTCCACTTTAAAAAGCCAGTTTCTTTATATCCCATGTTTCTCCTAATTTATTTAACACTTCAAGTAAAGGACCAGTCTTCTCTGACCACTTACTTTTATAGTAACACACTTCAACAGTACATTCATTCAAAGGAATATCTACTGTATCATCTTTAAAAGAATGAACGACTTTTAACACAATAGCTTTTTCCTGATTATGCCAAGAGTCGCTTATCCTTTCTAATAATAATCTTTGACCAGTAGGAATCCTGTTCCCTTTTCTTTTTACTTCAATAAGTATTAAAGCATCATTATTAAATTCAAGTACAGCATCAATATCAGAAGGATGTATCTTTCCATTCTGTATGCCAGTAAAATCAATAACTTGCTTTACTTGCTTTGAGTTTCTTATAAGTGATTTATTTGTAGGCATCTACTAACTTCTTTAATCTTAATACTGTTGTTCTGATACAAGAAGAACAAGATGAAGGTTTATTTTTCTTATTGAATATTCTATTGCTTATTTCATATAACTTTTTAATTTCTTCATTATTTAAAACATTCTTGTTCTTAGCAAAGAACTCAGTTAAATAATCATATTCATCTTCAGTTAAACATTCTAACTTATTATGTCTAAATATCTTATTAAGCTTTTCTTTTCTAGCATCACATCCACAATCTTCTCCAGCTATAAACTTAACTAGCTTCTTGATTCCTGTTGCTTCTGTAATCTTTTCAATGTCATCTCCTAGTCCTTTTGATTTGTTTTCTTGTTCTGCATCAAAGTTCTTTTTCCATTCTTTGTATGCTTTGGTTCTTTTGTCTTTTGGTTCTTTCATAATTTATTTATTTAAAGTAAGTGATAATCTCCATTTAAGTAATCTTCTATATCTTCTATAAATTTACTTTTTAGTATTGCTTTATAGTTCTTTATAGAATTAAATATACTGGTTAAGCTAATGTTAGTTCCTTTAGATATTTGCCTTAAAGACATATCTCCTAAGTAATAAGTATTACATAATTTAGCATCATAACTATGCCAAGAATTAATCTCTTTAGCTAACTTCATTGTTATTTTATAGAATGCTTCTTCTTTATCTGTATCAGTATCTAAATGCAAATACTCTGCTGTATGTATTGTATCAGCATCATCTGTTTCAAGATAACTGAAAAAAGTATATTTGTTTTTAGCTTTCTTGTAATCAGTATATAAGTTTCTTAATGTAACATAAATATAAAATCTATTTACATCATCATCTCCATACATTATTTTTCTTTTATCAGTAACTAATCTATTTATTTTTAAATACATTTCCTGTACTATATCTTCACAGAGATGTTTAGGACATCCCATATTAGAAACCATCTTAACCCATAACAGATGATTCTTAGCCAACAATTCTAACATATTAATATTTTAACACTAAAGTTATTAAATTCTCTTTGTCATAGTATTTTTCTAGGTTCTTTATCTTAACGATATTTTGGTCCTGTTCAAATACAATTCCTTCTAATGCATCCATGAATGCTTTGTTTAAATTGTCGTGTAAGTCTGGTTTTGTGGTTTTTGGAACTTTACCTGTTCTTCTTTTCTTAGGTGTGGATTTAAGATACTCAAATTGATAAGTCAATCTTTGTATCGTTATTTCTGTACCAGCAGGAATCATTTCAAATCCTTTTGGTAATTGAGCTATAGCTAAAGCTCTTATTGCAACTTGATAATTAATTATTTTCTTAGGTTTATAAGCAATATTGTTCCTGCCAATTCTGACTGACTGGTGTGGAACAGGTTTAATATTAAACGTAAGCTTTAGTCGCATCTATATTATTATCTTCTATTACTTCATATAAGTCATCAACTATCTCAGGATGACCTTGTTTATTTATTTTAAAACTAAACTTATCAAATGGGAAACCTCTACTTCTTCTACATTTAACTGTAACCATTTCATCATTTACTGTGTTTAATTCTAACTGCATTTGTGTTTCTGCTTTCTTTTCTAAGTAAGAACCTAAATGTCCTGTTGGCTTCTCACTACCATAATTACTATGTATTACTGTAACTATATGACAATTTAATTCTTCAGTCCATTTCATTAGCTTCTGTATAACCATACTAGATTCATCTAAGTTGTTTACATCTGAAACTAAATCAGCTATACC